AACTTGACCTTGCACAACAATTGATAACCAAAATTAGAGACTTTCTTTTGCAAGTCCCAAGATGGTATTGGGGAGAAGAATATTATTCCACTGACCCAAAATCAGAAAAGAATCGTAAGAATATTTTCATCAAAGATTCAAAATCAGAACTTGAACTTTTTAATGGGTGTAGAATTGTTGCACGTTCATCAGGAGAAAACGCTGCTCGTGGTATCTCAGCCGTATCGATTCTTATATTGGATGAGGCAGCATTTATAGAAAATTCTAAAGCTGTATATGCAACAGCAGCAGCGACAATGGCATCAAACCCTAACTCTAAAACAGTTATGGTGTCAACACCTAACGGTCATGATGAACTATATTATGATACTTATAGGCAAGCGTTAGCCGGAGAAAATAACTTTATCGCAGTTCAATTTAGATGGTATCAAGACCCTCGTTACAATAAAAATCTAAAATGGTTTAAGAAAAACGAGAAAACAGGAGAAACAGAATGGATTATTGAGCCAACATTAGATAAAGAAGGTGCAGTTAAATACGATGAAGAACATTGGGAAGACCTTGTTCAAAAAGGGTGGACACCACGTTCACCTTGGTATGAAGACATGTGTCAGTCATTCAACAATGACAGGGTTAAAATTGCCCAAGAACTTGATGTGTCATTTGCGGGTTCTTCAGATAATGTAATTGACCCAGAATATATTGAAATGCATGAGAAACTCAATGTTCGTGAACCTTTGGAAGACATGAAAGACCCTTTGGTTGAAGAAACGTGGTTTTGGAAACCACCAATTGAAGGGCATAGGTATATAATTTCTTGCGACCCATCTCGTGGTAGTTCTGATGATAATACAGCGATAGAAGTCATTGATATGGATGGGCGTGATGAAAATGGTATGCCTATTGTTGAACAAGTAATGGAGTATTATGGCAAAAAACTTGGTGATGAAATAGGAGAGATACTTTATAATTACGCCATTTTATATAATAACGCTTATGTTGTTATTGACTGTACTAATGGGTTGGGTGATGTTCCATTGTTTGTGCTTATTAACAAAGGATATAAGAATCTTTTTTATGATGATTCTGCATTAAAAAAATATACCGTTCAAATAAGTAGTCAACAACCATCTAAAGATTATACAGATGTAATGCCAGGCTTCCATATGCAAGGAAATAGGTATCCGGTTCTTGCTAATTTTGCTAATATGGTTAGAAATAATGAATTTAAAATTAGGTCTAATAGGGTTATTACTGAATTGAACAGTTGGATATTTAAAGGGGAGGCAAAAAGAATGGACCATCAAGATGGTCAACATGATGACGCTATTACATGCCTTGCAATGGGTTTATTTGTGATGATGTTTTCATATAAAAAACTTGAAACTGCTCAAAACAAGGATAAGGCAATTCTCAATGCTTATATGATGGGAAATTCAATTAGTGTGAATCAGCGTCATATGATAAATAATAAGCCAATAACCCCTACTAATGGTTTACCATTTTACAACTCAAAGGCATTGAAAAAAATTGATAGTATAAACGGTAATTTTATGTGGTTATTTGCTAATTACGGTTAAAGTTATTGTTGATATTTATTATTAATAAAATATATTTTAAAGAAAATATTATATAATGGCAAAAAATAAATTAACTGTCTTTCAAACATTGGAAAGAGCCTTAAAGGGTAATTTCACGTCAGACCAAGGATTTCAACCTCATATAAATTCATATGACATGTCTGGAGCAAATTCTGTGTTGTATAAAACACAGGATAAAGATGATTATGAAAGAACAAAATTAGAGTTACAACAAAACCAATATCTAAAGGATAGATGGATAAAGGCAAATGTAGATTTGTCTGTTACTGCTTTTGCCGGACTAACAAATGTTAAGCTTATGTACCGCGATGCTGACCTTATGGATTCATTCCCTGAAATTGGTGCAGCATTAGATATTTGCGCAGAAGAGAGTACATTAAACGGTGATAATGGCCAAGTTGTAAACGTTTATTCAAAATCTGATAGAATAAAAGCAATATTAGAAGATTTGTTTGTTAATAGGCTTAATCTTCAAATAACTGCCCCTATGGTCATTCGTGGAATGTGTAAATATGGAAACCAATTTATGATGCTTGACATTGATAACAAGCTTGGAGTGAAAGGATGGAGGCAGTTGCCAGTATTCAATGTTGAAAGGCTTGAAAATGGAATTGCAAACCCATATGGTAGTGGCCAAAGTCTTGCGGTTAATAATACAAGCACAGATAATGAAGATATGTCAACAAAGTTTGTGTGGTTTGATGAAAATAATTCTCAAGTGCCATTTAGAAATTGGCAAATTGCTCATTTTAGACTTCTTACAAACTCAATGTGCCTTCCATATGGTTGCTCATATTTAAATTCTGCTAGAAGGCACTGGAGGCTTTTATCCTTGATGGAGGATATGATGTTAATATATCGCCTTGAACGTTCAATTGAACGACGTGTTTATAAGATATATGTTGGAGCAATTGATGATGCTGATGTGCAAGCATATGTAGAACAAGTTGCTAACAATTTTAAAAGAACCCCTATTGTTGACCCAATGACTGGGCAAATAGATTTGAGAAAGAACATTTTGGATGTATCTCAAGATTTATTTATACCTGTAAGAGACCAAGCAGCACCTACCCCAATAGACACATTACCAGCGGCTCAAAACCTAACAGCAATTGATGATATAAAATATATTCAGAATAAAGTTTTAACTGCGTTAAGGATTCCAAAATCATTTCTTAATTTTGAAGAAAATGCAGGTGATGGTAAAAATCTTTCGTTGATGGATGTTAGATTTACACGTGTAATCAATAGAATACAGCAAGCATTCTTAATGGAATTAACAAAGGTTGCGAGTATTCATCTTTACCTTTTAGGGTTTGAAGATGATTTAACAAACTTCAACCTTACAATGAATAACCCATCAACCCAAGCAGAACAACTTGAAATTGATAACTTACAAAAGAAAATTTCAGCAGTTCGTGATGCTGTATCTGACCCGGGTAATGGATTACCTGTTATGTCACAAACACGTGCATTAAAACAGATTATGAAGTGGTCTGATAAAGATATTAAGGAGAACCTTGAAGAAATACGTCTTGAAAAAGGTCTTGCAGCAGAGCTTGAGAAGACTACTCAAATTATTAAGAGAACAGGTATCTTCGATATTGTTGATAGAATGTATGGAGAGCCTGGAGCTGAATATCAAGAAGATGCACAAATGGGAGGACCTGATGGCGGAATGCCCGGAGGCGGTGGAGGAATGCCTGGAGGCGGTGGAAGTTTTGGCGGTGGCTTAGATGATTTAGGTGCGCCGGGAGCTGAAGACCAAGGAGATATTCAAGGGGCTGAAGGAACAGAACCCACAGGAGAAATGGAAGGCGGAACAAGTGGAAGTGAACCAACAACCCCTCCAACAAATGAAAGCAAGAGAAGAAAGAAGAAGAAAACATTAAATGAAGATAAGGTTAGAAAAACATTAAAAGAAAACAAGATTAAACTCGATAATATGTTTGAGTCTTATCTTAATAGAATCGATAATCGTATAGAAAGGTCATCTAAACCGGAAAGTATTGTTGAGAGAACTGATGTATATGATAAATCACTTTTAATTAATGAAGAGTTTTCAAAAATGATTGATTCTTTAAATCTTTTGAATAATGGAGAAGAGGTAGATTAATAATCTATCTCTTTTTTGTTTTATTTGTATATTTATAATCATAAAACGTTTTATAAAAATATGGATGAAAAATTAGAATATTTCAATAAATGGCAAGAGGCAGTTAAAAAAGCATCTGAAGCCATGAAAAGTGGTGACTTAAGTTTGGCTGACCAATTCTTACAAGAAATGGAAGATGCTTATGAAAGATATAAAGAAGCAGCTAATTTTGAAGACAGCACAAAAGATGCAAGTTTTGCCACATTAAATATGGCGTTGGAAAGTGCCATACCTTCTTTGTTTATTAAAAACAAAGGAGCGGTAAAGGAGTGTATTAAACTCATTAAGGAAGATAAAAATCTTTTAACTCAATTTAAATTCTGTAACGCTCTTAAGAATTTTAACTGTGACACAGACGCAACATCTTATGTCAATGAATCATTGGAATTGGTTTCAAAGGACATTGATTTAAAAACATTAAAGGAGTCAAATTCAAAATTGGCAAAATTAATGATTAAACACAATATCAGACCAACTGATGAATTAAATGAATCTGATATTGAATTTGCAAACAGTTGTAATTACTTATTGGAGCATAAAAAGAAATTATCAAACTTAACTGATTTCACTAATAACGTAAAGGTTGTAAGCGATTATATCACTGAAAATAAAAAAGCCAATAATAAAAAACTAAATGTTCTTGCAATGGCAGAACAAGTTGAAAAGAAACTTAATTCTTTGAATGAAGCGGAACAAGCATTAGTAAATGATATTATGAATGTTAAAACTTCTGTTGCTGAAACAAGAAGGCAAAGTTTATTTGATAAAATTAAAAATGAATGCATTGATAAAATTAATAAGATGATTTCTGAAAATGATGGGGACGAAAAGGAAAGACTTTTAAATCTTAAAGAAACCATTATGTTGAAGGAATATGATAAAAATAGCATTGTTGAAGATATTGCAAAGTTATTAGAAATTGGCGCAGTGTTAAGTGATAATGAACATGACAAGTATATGTAATCGTATAATAGCAATCAGTAATGGTTGCTATTTTTTTTGACTGTTAATAAAAAAATCATATATTTTATAAAAGAGATATAAAGTATATGATTAGATTAAATAAAGAAATTAAGTTAAACAATTGTAAAAACATTAGTTTGAAGTATGGTTCAGTTAATAAAAATGACCCACAGGTAATTTATGTAACCGGAAAGATGTGGGTTTGTCCCACATATGATGGTGACTTTAATGAGCCAATTAATTTTGTCTATAATAGTTTTAAGAAAGAATTAACAAAAATATTAAGGAATAGTAAAATATTTGAACATAGACATATATTAGATTTTGATTTAAATTCAGAAAATTTAATTAAAAATAAGAAGAAATATTTTTCAATAACATTTTTTATAAAACAAAAATCAGAGAAATTGATTAATTTAAATAACATAAAAAATATAATTTCTTCTGATTTCGGGTATTTATTTAATGAATTGGAAAACAATTTAATTGAAAATGAATTTGAAGTTAGTAAAACAAAATAGACATGGCTAAAACAATTAAGTTAAACGAATCTTTATTTAAAAAATTACTTGAATATGTCGGTGATGAAGAAGAGTTTGGAAGATATGACATATCAGGCAATAACTATATTCCCGACGAAGAAAAGAATAGCGTAATTGATAAGAAAACACATGAAACCGAATTTAATAATAACTATGAAATTTCTGAACCTGAATATATTGGGCAAGAAATAAATGACCCCGGCCCATACACTGAATATAAAAGATATGATTTTAGATAAAATATACACATATTCTATGAGAAAAACAAATTCTATCAAATATTTATTTAGAAAATATGTACGTAAATGAAGAAATTGATTAGATTAGCAGAAAGTGACATTCACAGAATTGTGAAAGAGTCTGTAGGCAAGATATTGAAAGAAATGAATTTGAATCCAAACCCAAGAATGAATTCTTTTGATGCACATGGTCGTGGACTAACGTCAAAATCTCATATGCCTAACAGTCCAAGAAGAAGAGCTGCAAAATTGCAGCAAAACATTAATGATGTTAAAATTGATACAAATGCTATAGCTAGACAGCTATATCCAGACCATACACCACAAATGGCAAAAGACC